ATCACCGCAGGGGATACATACACAGTCTTCTGACGTGGTATACGGCTTGCCGGTTTCAGGATTGGGGAAAGTAATGCCAACCTCTCCAAGCGTGTCACCGGTGATTGATTGGTAAGAGTCTTCGAACCATGTTTTCGAGTCGCAGCATTCGCAATTGAAATAATCCATCGTGTTTCCTTTGTTGGGGTCAAAACCAACTAAGGGCACAGGTACGAGCATAACGCAAGCTCTTTCTGTTTAACGCGCTAAACATATCCGACCCGAGTTGGCAATATCGGCGCTTAGGGGATGAGTAGTCGCGGAATCTCGCCACCGCATCGCCCCCCAAAGCACACCACCACCACACGCGCGTACGTGCGCGTGTATACCCTGACGATTTCGAGTGACCACCACACGCGCGCACACCCCCGCGAAATACGCGTGAATTTTTGGAGCCACCCCGACGCGTGCGCATGCGTGCCCGACCGCAACGCAACCTGTGAAAGCACATAAACGAGTAAATCGGGATTCTTGAGTTATTTCAAGGGGTTAGGGAGGGTACGAGAACCTTGAGGGGCGCGGGTTCCCATTTGCACGTGACCACACTGTCTTGAACACGACTTAAAATTTGAACGTCTCTGCTTAATGAGTAACTCAAGTTGCTTGAATGATTGGAGATGTTAAGCGGGAGAGAAGAGTAATGGCGACGAAGGAGCCGGACGAGTTCTCGAGCTAAGTAGGTTGTTTAACGGGTAGCGCGTTACACAAGGGGGGATGCGAAGAACGTACCGCTTAGTGGAGGTATAAGCAACATCTTGTGCAAAATAGTTGTTCAGGGTACACATTATCAGGGGTTTACCCCCTGCGCCCTAGGGCGGTTTTTCTTGACAGGGTTTTGGGGATGGGTCGGGGATGGGGTATAAAACCAGATGAGTGGCTTACTGCGTCGGTGGTATTGATAGCTATTTGTCAATTCATTGAGACTTGTGGGGGTGGTTAATGACTGGTGAAGAGTTGGTAGGTTTTTGGCCTTTGGCCCTACTAGATGAGCGCCCAAAAAATTTATTCGTCGATTACAACATCTCTGGTGAGCAGTGCGAGGCGCTTGCTGACCGTGGGTGGTGTGTGTGGGATGTCCGGAGATTGCCCAACAAGACGGATGCAGACCGGGCCGAGGGTGTAAAGTGTTTGCTCGAGGGGATCCGCGTTGGATCCATCAGTCCTGATAAAGAGAAGATGCGATGGTTGGAGCTGGAGGCGAAAGTCTACGGACTGCTGACAGGGAAAGACAAGCTATCAGGGAAAGCTCCCAAGGTAGACCAAGAAGTTTTGGACAACCTGTTGGACTTTGGAAAGAAACAAGCGAAGATACGTTAACGAGGCGTGGGGCTATTAAAAAGAAATAAATTTCTCCCCTCCCCCAATTGGGTATATGGCCCCACGCTTACATCGGAGGATTAAATGGCGGATAATGCGAAACTATCTATCAAAGGTATCTATTCAAAGAGCACGGATTACTCTGACCCTGTGACGGTATTTGGGCCTGCTGCGTATACAATCACCCCTGATGAGTATTTCCATACAGAATTAGAGGCATCGACTAGCGGCGGGACAACTCTTGATACTAGCATCGTCGGCGCAGCAACGCTCCTTGTCGTGAAGAACAACGATGCGACTAACTATGTTACCGCCACGTTTGACTGTGCTGGTATGGGTAGCACAGATACGAGTGTGAGAATCCATGCCGGGGGTTTCTTCGTGACTACGGATTTTACGACTGCCGAGAAGCTAAAGCTAGTAGCAAACAGCGCGTCCTGCGAGTGTGAAATCTTCATTGTGGGAACCTAATGGCTGATACAACAATCCCTACTTGGTCTGCCGAGACTCTCGCTGCTTCCTTGGTGACCCCCAATACCCTGACTCTCACATGGTCGGGGGCTAGTGATGATGTGGCGGTTGCCACCTACCGCGTCTACCGGGGATCTACACCAATTGGGGATGTTACGGCACCGACTGTCACCCTTGCCATCACAGGGCTAAGGCCGGGAACGACTTACACCTTCTCCGTCCAAGCGCTGGATGCCGCAGGGAATGCCAGTACTGACGGGCCCAGCATCCAGGCAACTACCAAGGTTGCTGATTATTTACGGCTGTTATTGAAAGGGGTCTACTCTGCGAACACGGATTACTCAGACCCCAAGGTAATATTCGAGCCTAGCCCTTACAGCGTAATGCCTACTGAATTTATTAAAATGACGGTCCAGGCGGAAACATCTGTGGGGTCAGACATAGACACTTCGATATGGGATTCGATCTCTCTGCTGATGGTTAAGAACCTGGATACGGCGCTAACACTGCAAGTTACCATTAGGAACGCTAATCATAGCAGCTTTGTTACGAGGGTGGCACCTGGCGGGGTATTCGCCACCACCGATGTCCTCCCTGCCGGGAAGGTTAATGTTGGTGACATATCAGGGAGCGGCGATGGTCCTATGTATTGCGAAGTAATTATTGTGGGAAGCTGATGGATGAGCACGAAGCACTGGCGAAAGCCGGAGAGATTCTAAGAGGAGCCGGTCTTCCACCAGCTCTGCAGGATTACTCCGGGTTCTTGGAATATAGCTCCACTGCTGCCGACGTTGTTAAGGACTGGACAGAGAAAACTCGAGAGTCTGTGCCCTGGCTGATAGATTGGGCGAAAGTGTGGCGTCGGCTAAGGGATGAATTCTCTAAGGTGGTGGATGCAGATCCAATGATTCTCTATCAACCCGCCAATCGAGCATCTAGCGAATTCCACTCAAGCCCCGCCTTTGTTCGCTATTTCCGGTCGGGGAACAGAACATCGAAGACTCAGTCAGGCTACGCCGAGCACTATTTCGTTGGTACGAACCAGCATCGCTGGAGATATTTCCCCCAAGGGGCACACGCCACATTTATTGTAGGGGTGAATTTCAGCAAATATTGCCCTGCCGTCTTCGAGGCTAAGTTTTTGAAGGGCGAGGAGGGAAACCACCTGTCCCCCATGTTTCCGCTTGGGGGCAAGTGGTTTAATCGCTATGACGAGCGCAGGCACGTAATCACCCTGGCCTGTCCCGAATGCGCCAACGCCGGTAAAGCCGGAACCTGTAAGCACAAGAAATCCACCATCAGACTGTTCTCTGACATGGAAGGTTGGGAGGTCTTGCAGGGTGCCGCCTACATTATGGGTCACTTCGATGAGCATATCGGAGAGGACTTCTTCAATGAGGCGATTCAGCGAACCCAGACTGCTGGTCCTGAGTCTTGCCTTATCGTTACGGGCACTCCGCTGCATGGGCATGAAGCCTGGGAGCACCGGAGACTGACGAAGCTCCACCTGGAGGGAGCGCCTGCTAACAGGATAGACCCCGACAACCCCGATTCGCCCCAATTCGTTTCGCTCCATCAGATCGACCAATTCGAGGCAGGGCTTGTCCCCCATGAGAAGATTCGCATGACGATGAAAATCATGGATGAGTTCGAGATTGAATCCCGAATTTACGGCAGGCCTGCTCCGTTGGCGAAGAATCCTGTCTTCGACCGTAGAATGCTTGCGAAAATGAGAGAAGAGGTGGTTAAGGCAGCGCGGGGGGATTTGCGGGTATTCGATGATACCTCCATCTTTGAGATCTCCGAAACAACGGTAATCGACTTCGAGCCGAATGATGATGGCCCATTGAGGATTTGGTATCCTCCAGTCCCTGGCTGTCAGTACATTGTTGCAGTCGATACTGCCAAGGGGTTGGCGGGAGGAGATGCCTCCTGCGCCTCAGTCCTCGAGTACTACAAAACCGGCATTTCGCCCCGGCTGAGGTTGGTGGCGCAGTATCACGGATGGATAAACCCGTTAGATTATGCCTACGAAGTATTCAAGATTGCTGTCCATTATAACTCTGCCCTGGTCGCAATCGAGTTAACCGGTGGGTACGGTGAGGCGGTAATGCTGAGAATGCGGCAGGACTATTGTTATTGGAATCTATTCCGCGATGAAGCCAACCATGCCCAAGCGGAGCACAGTATGGATTCTCGATTCGGTGTCGAGACAAATATGAGAACCAAACCGTTCATGGTTGCCGCACTGCAACAATTCGTGAAGGATGATGCGATAGAGATTCCCTGCGAAGCAACCATCAGTGAGATGGTGGCGTTTGAGCAAGAGAGAACCCAGAGCGGGTTAACGACTCGATATCGCGGGGTTGGTGGCTCTCATGATGACCGAGTTATGTCACTTGTCATCGGGGCGAGTGTTGCGTTAACCTCACAAGTAATAGACTTTGTCGAAATAGCAAAAACTGAACCCGTCGATATAAAACAGAAATACAAAGGCGAGTGGCTCAAAATTCATCACGAATTAAATGATGATGGTGAGCTGGACCCATTTGATTATAATTGAGGGATTATGGACTATTTAATCATGAGAGATATTTCTATTCTAGTTTTTATGATGATTTGCATAGGTTTAGCCTTTTATTCCTCCATTAAATTCTCCAGGGATGTGCAAAATATCGAAGAGGGGTATCGGAATGACATGATGGAGTTGCTACGGCACTCGATTGACACCATCAAGTCTACGAGCCTCGAGGAGCGGGTAAACGCCACAGCTCTCGAGGGCCAGCATGAGGCCCGAATAGAAATGCTTAAGGATGCCTATGACCAGGAGAGACAAGAGGCGGAAGAGAGAGAGCCTCGCTATGTCCACTCTGAAGATGGTGCTAGGCTGAACCTGAACGAGTACGAGATACTGTGAGGGATTAAATGGCTAACAGGAATCAAACCTATGACCCGCTAATGAGTATGCCTGGTGGGATGAGCGAGATGGACCCAGAGCAAACCAAGGGCGTGATGCAGGATATTCTTCGCCAGAAGATAGCGGGGACTCTGGATAAATATGCCCCGCCAGCCGAACCCGCTTTGCCTGGGTACCCCTATCAGACTCAGACTAATTTCATGCGCGGATGGGATCTTAAGAAGGGCGAGGAGTTCATGGAGGATCCTATGGCCGCTAGAGATCCTGAATCAGCATTAGCATTTTCGCGGATGCAGGATGCTTGGCAAAGACACATCACGGAAGCTCCGGGTTATCTCGAGGAGGAGCGCCGCCCCCTGTACCTCACTCAGTCAAGCAGGACTCTAGAGGAACAAGCAGCGGAGCACCCCGACTGGGGTCCAGAACGGGTGGCAGCAGGAACACACGTAACGGGGCAAGGTTTTGATATTAACCAATTCAACCCAGGCACGGGCCTAAAAGACTACAGAGGTGCGAGACATAAATGGATGCGTGAAAATGCTGCGAAGTATGGGTTCCATTGGCCAGCATACACCGACACCCGAAAAATGAGGACGAGCGGCGTACAGCGAGAAGGCTTCTCCCCTGTCCCTGGCAGGGAAGGTTATGAGAGAAGGCCTGAATGGTGGCATTGGAATTATAATCCCGTTAAAGCAGCAGAGGGCCATGCCCCGATACCAGAATGGTCTAAAGTCAAGGAAACGCCTCCAGTGGCCGCAACGACCGGGGCCACAACCTCAATAGGAACCTAAGGGAGAACAGCTATGCCTTATTTTGATTCAATCGGAGAACCCGCCGGGTATGATTACGATGTTACTGCGACCGGAGAGGACTACGCCATGGGGATGGCTGGGGTAATGCCTCCGGGTATGATGGGTGGTGGAATGCCCCCTGAGACGATGGGTGGTGGAATGGGGCCTCTCCAGGCAGGGGATTTCCCTGGTGCTCCTCCAATGGGTGGTGGAATGCCTCCAG